GCGGCTAAAACCCTGCTCAGGCGAGATAATAACCGGCCGCTAAACCCAGCTTCAGCTTGGCAATGCAACGCCGCACAACTTGCAGAAAAATACAGCAGCGCTTAGCTGCTGATTAAACTCAATTTATTTTTGTTGCGTAGTTATTTATTGTATCCATCTGCAAAAATAATTCTATAACCATCCGTCTCAAAGCAGTCACCAACATTTTGTTTATGCCAGCGATAGTAACCAAGTGAAATTTGCTCACGGAGACTATCAGATAATAATCTGTAGGGCAGCCACTTCGTGGATTTGAAATATCTACAGTCCTCTTTGACAAATTCATTATAGCAGTATCTGTACAAATCAAAATATTTGTGATTAGCATACAGTGTGTCAAATTCAAAAGTGTCAATTATCATTACAAAGCGGTCATCAACATCTTGCAAAACAAAATCTTCAGTAGCTAACGTGCCGCAGTAGTCGTCGATTATTAAATACAGTATCTCACCATTAGTAACATCTTGCAAGCGGAATATACTCGCTGTGCAGTAACCTCCAGTCATTTCGTGTGTGTGCGATAACACTTTGTACTTCACATCCAATCCCTCCAATAATATGATTTCTATCTATTATATTATATCATATAGACTCGCAGCTGTGTATATGTTTATAAGAAAAATTTAACAGCTGCGCAGTTCATGAATAGCCTGGCCCGGCTGTGACCTACTAGCTATGGAAGTCTCTGCAGCCACAACCAGCGTAAGCAACACTGCAACCGCAATACTGCCGCGGCTGGGCTACGCTGAGTTATAGCCTCGAGGCTACGACACGCCTATGCAATGCAATAGCGGCTAAAACCCAGCCACAACTTGGCATCGCCGTACCACGCTCAAATATATAAAAATGCGCAGCAATTGCTTGCTGCGCAGTGGCTAGCGGCGCAGTGGCTAGCAGCATAATTCTTCTTCATAGTAGTCGCTTATCGCATTAATTAAGCCTTGCATCAACGCTGGATGGTCATATGCCTCGAGCATATATCCGTCTACGATTATCTTGACGTCACAGCCAGGTTTTTCACTGCTGCAGATGGCTTCTAGCAAAGCCAAAAACTGAGATATTGCACCGACATCATCACCGCCGGCGGAATTAAATTGACCTGGACCCTTGCGCAGTAGCTGCAAGCTACCACTCTCGCTGCAGCACGCTTCCACATATTGCTCAAACGTGCTGTACATACGGCTGAAGTCGCTGTCAATCTCTCTAAATTTGTCGAAAAACGCGCGTAGCTCCTGCTCGGTAAGAACCGCACAGCTCTCATTGTCCCAAAAATAACGGTTCATAATAACCCACCTTTCTGCTGCTGAATCGCAGCTGCATAATTTATTTAGCCATATTCGGCCATATTTATATTATATCATATTTCTTCGCGGAAATAAATATGTTATGGAAATTTGAGCTTGGCTGCGCAGTTCATGAATAGCCTGGCCTGGCCATGATCTACTAGCTTGCAGCCCGCCTCAGCGGGCGTGAGCAATAACCCAGCCTCGGCCGGACGGCGCATTACCGCATCGCAGAGCCTCCACCTGCCAGGGCTGGCTCTGGCCGCTAAAACCCCGCCACAGCATGCCTTCGCTGCGCCACCGCGGCTAAAACCCCGCCACAGCTTGACTTCGCTGCGCCACCACCACAGCTACCTCGACAAGGCGAAGATGTGGTCGGCCGCTAAAACCCCAGCCTGACTTAACTGTGCTACAACCACGGCGGCTATTGCACGATTTCAAAATTTGATGCAGCTACTGTATCGTTTTTCAAAAACATATACACAGCTGCGAAGTTGCATGATATAATATAGGTAAGAGTTGAGCATTTACTGCTTAACAAAATAAGTTGGCCACTACTACAGTGTGGCAGCTGCATGGGAGTGCAGTGCGAAAGGAGATTACCATGTCTAAAGAACTGTTGAATCTGTTCAGCGAACAGGAAAACCAGGAGACGGCTACCAACGCAAGAAGTCTCGCAGGGACCGCTCAGCTGACAAGTTTGGCAGCAACAATCGCCAACGACATCTTGAAGACAATCAATGACAACTTTGAAGAGTACAAAGAGCTGATCGCAAAATCAAAGTCAGACCACGGCGCAATGGATGAGCTCATTGCAAAGGCTTACAATTTAGCAGATGCTGACGTTGAGTTCCTCAAAGAGCTTGATGAAGCCACACTGGACGGTATGCTGAAAAGCCAGCAGTCAAAACGCTCCCGCGCTAAGAGCAAGGTCATGACAATGGACAACTACCGCACAATGATGATCGGCGCAATAGCTGAGAACCTCATTCGGTTGGTTACAGGCAAAAAGAAAACAGCCGGTGGCAATCGCCGCAGCGCTGGTAAAGTTGAGTATTCAGCTGAGGAGCTTGCAGCACTGCAGGCTGACCAGGAGAAACTGCGCAAGGAGATCAGAAACGTTCAGTCTAAAAAGTCCATCATGAAATCAAAAGAAGGCTTCAGCGAAGAGGACGAAAGATGGCAAGCGTTACTTGCAGCTGAAGAACAGCTTAAGGCTCTGCGAAAGGATACACGAACTGTAGTTGTAGATGAAACCAAAGAGAAGCTAGCAGCGATGCTTAGCGGCGTTGAGGTCAACAACCTGAAAGCAGCTGATGCCAAAGACTTGCTTGCACAGGCAATGGCTCTTATCAGCAACAAAGAGGCTGAGGAGGTGTAAAGCATGAGAGTCAGCTTCGAGTTTGAAAAAGAAACGAAGAACACCATCCGCTTCAAAGAGGTCCTTGATGGACCTCTGGATGTCCCAAACATCGGCACGCTGTATGTGCCAAAGCAGACGCTCAAGCAGATCGGCTACAAAGAAGGTAGCAAGCTGATTGTCGAACTCAAATCTGAATAGCTAAACACATCCTCGCTTTCATAAGCCCGCCACCCGGCGGGCGCTTTTTATACCCCGCTGCAGCGACCAAGATTGGCTTGGCCCGGCTATGACCTACTAGCCTGTGGAACGCGCCGCGTCACAGCCAGCGTGAGCAAGGCGTCGCCGCGTTTATGTGTCTCTCCCAGCCACGGCCAGGCGGCGCTGGGGCGATGCCGCTCATGCCACAGTGGACCTTAGCAGCTAATCTAACCAACACATCGCCGCCGCGACCGTGCGGTGGCGATATGCGGCCGCTAAAACCCCTTCCCAGCATGGTACTTCGGCGCCGCAGCGCCGCTGCGAAGAGGAGCTACAATACCACTCCGTCCGGTCGTGGCTGACCTCTAGCTTCAGACTCCGCGGCGGCGCGGCGGCACAGCGGCGATCGGGGAAGCGGCGAGTCGTGACATTGTTGCTTCGCCGCGGCACAGGAGCTGTTTGGCCTTAAAAAGACCTGGCTTGTGCTAGGCGTCCTCTCAGCGCCTGGCTAGATGTCTTCTCAGCGCCCCGACGCCGCTTCAAATCCAGAGCGGCGTCAGGTCTGAGAGTTTGTGAAGACTGGATAACTACTAAGGTCCTTGTAATTACATGTGTTCTACAGTGCAAACAAAGTTCTTTCTTTCCAATCAAAATATGAAAAAAGTATATATATATATATAGGATATAATATAATAATAAGAAAGGCCCAAATATTAAATATTGATTAAGCCTCCTTTTACTATAGTTTAATTGTAGAAGCAGCGGCGCAGTGTACCATAGTCACTACCACATAGATATGATTGTAGTCAATCCATGAACAACATGTATTTTTTGTATTATCTGTACATACTTGTATAATCAGTGTATAATTGTGTTAAATTGTGTATAATTTTGTATTATTTGTACAATTTAATTTTTAAGTTTTTTCAAATTTTTTTAAAAACTTTTTTGTTATTGTTATAATAACATAACAGATTTTATTTTTATTTTTTACACATATATATAAAGGCCGGCCTCACGAATTATACACAATACACAAAATCGTACACAATTATACATGTTAATACATTATTATACACTAACACACAAACATCATATGATTAACTTTTTTTACACTTGAAGCTATAACAAATGAACAAAACGCGTATAATATAATCAGGAGGTGTTGATATGGCACAATATTTAGGTATAAATGATAGGACAGGTCAAAAGATGTTCCTTACGGATGACTTACGTGTAGTACGCGAAGTTAGTAGATGTGTATGTTGCGGTGCAGAAAATGTTCTAGCGCATTATTTACACAGTGACAAATGTGAAGCTTGTGGTAAGGCTTGGCAAAGCTACAAAGTAAGCAAAGGTCGCATTAATATACGAAGTTCAGAAAAGTCGATAAATACGTACTACCAAAAGATACTGTACTGGTGTGACAAAGCACAGCAAGGTTTTGAGGCGCCGCCGGATATTTGGCAGCAGCGTCAGATAATTGAGCAGTACTTGAGCTCAATAGCCTCTGCTAAGCAGGCAGTCGCTAAGAAAACTATTACATGTAAGCGTTGCGGCGTCACTGCAACTGTGCCAGTCGGATCTGATGAGGTGTGTAATCACTGCTCTGACAGGTATTTGCGTTATAAGCGCTTGAGTGCCAAAATGAATGTATTAACGATTGAAGAATGCGAAGAATTACATCAAATCATTCGGGACTACATAGCTGACTACAAACGTGGTGGTTGGTGTCCAAATACAGACCTAATACTCTCGAAGTTAAGGAGGCGAAAACATGCACTTGGATGCGACTAAAGCCTGTGTACAATGTGGCAGGCTATTACCAATTAGTAGTTATAGACCTTACAAACCAAGGGGCAAGGGAATCTACAATACTACAGTAGGTCACCATACCGTCTGTAAGGAATGTGAAAACTTCAATCAAGCTGTTACAGTAGCTTATAACAGTAAAGCGCGTACGCCTAAACAGGTTGCGCTGCTGGAGCAAGCCAAGGTTCTGTATGAGACACTGCATGCCTGTGGTCTCTCGCCGAAGGGACGTTACGCTGCTGAAGTGCTGGGTCTAACCAAGGAGGCTAAGAAGACATCCGTTGACAGATATCTTGCTGAGGTGATGGGTATTGGTGACGAGTTGATGGATGAGTACGATAGGTTAATGACATTAGAATTAACTGAGGAGCCTGACGTATATCAAAATATGTTGGAGGAGCTTATGACTAAGTGTTTAGGACCGGATAATAAGATACAACCTAAATACAGGGAGAAGTTTGAGGCTGTTGCAAGGAGGTTTGACGAGTATGAAGACAATTACGTTTGGTGATTATATGGACGCAAAACATCAAATGAAAGCTAAGCCCACATTAGACAACATACTGAAGTATGTAGAGATTGTGACAATACTGAAAGGACGATTACCTGTATATCATCATGACTTGGCTATCATGTATCTGAAGAAATGCTCATAAGAAAAGGACCAGTCATTCGACTGGTCCTCTCATTTAGCCACTGTAGGCTTTGATTGTAGGTATGCCATCTTTGTTTATGTATGGCTTACCAGTAGCAATCCATTCGTTGTGGCCATTCTGATCTATCACGGGCTCGCCAGTATCTTCGTACATGCGGAATACGTCCCCGATTGTCAGCTCCATGAACTCGACTGGCTCCCAGTTATCATCCCCACAGCGGCGCTCTACGGTCCTTGACATGAGTTATCTCCCTTCATTCATCTTGCGTAATACATTGTTGACCATCTTGACGATGCGCGGATCAGCCTGTGGTGTGATAATAATGCGCTTGCCATCTGGTAGCGTGATTACTGTATTCAAGTTCAACCCTCCTTTCTCAATTACGTTAAAGAATTTGGCTTTAATACCCCTCCTCTCTGATTGTCTCTATGAGCTCCTCAAGCTCTGCTGAGGCCTCTACTGATAGCTCATCACCATACTTGCGCAGCCAATCTGTTAGTCTCTCAGATATTGAGGGGGGCTCTGGCATTGGCTCGGGGGCGCTGTATAGTGTTGATGACGTTATAACACGCTTGTAGGTTTCATTAACTATAATAGGTTTGTGGGTGTAGGGCACCTTGGATGCCTCATACTGGCTACTGACGGGCACGGCGTTGCTGCCATACGTCTCTGTGAACTGAAGGTACGCCTCGCGGGCTATATGCTGTAGTGAACCTATGGAGGTATCTGCTATGTACTGTACGTCAGCGGCGCCTGCTTCGAGCAACTTAGTTACGTGTAGTAACACATCTGGACCCTTCGCCACACGCCACATCTTAGATGCAAGCCACTTGAGATCAAAGTCTGAGGCCAGTTTGCGATCCCGGTCGAGTCTCAGCACACCGGGCTTGAAGTTATAACCGTACGTGTACTCTGCATAGTCACATACAAACAAGCCATTAACAAATACCTTGCTAGGTATGTCCAGTATCTGACCAAACTCAGTGTCATTTATTACTGTGTAGTCTGTCATGAGGTGCAAGTTTGTAGGTACTATTATATTGTTCCACTCATCTTCGCTGATATTATGTATCTTTATCGTTAGGTCCTCGTCGGGTACTTTGGACCATGGGTGCTTAGTGTCGATAAAGAACGTTAACACATCAGCGCCGAAGCGCCGTGACTTGACAAACCTTGGCCGCCACACTTCACGGCACCCGTAGTTATAGAATACTACAGGCTTATTATTTCTGAGAAGCACCAGGGTTGCTATTTTGTAACCCTCACCAAATTGGCCTATCGTCGCTGGGTCGCCGAACTTAGTTGTCGAACCAAGCAATAGTGATTTTGTAGTTAACACTGACTTCTTGTTACTGATACTTAACGTCTGTGTTGCGGCGTCATACTCCCATGACGCCTTGTTGTCGCTACATTGTGCTTCCTGATCTAATGCATTCTGAAATAATTCACGTATAGCATCGGCTATGCCCCATGACGGGACATAATCGCTTACTATAGTTAACTCTATCTTTTTCATTCTTTTAGCAGTCCTCCTTATTACTTGTAAGCATTGCAGCTGTCACTGTTCCTACTAGCTCTAATGCTTGATCCTCATCAAATCCTTGCTCTAGCAGTGCTCTATAATACATGCCATTAAATTCAGCAACCTGGTACACTACATCCAATATCTTAATGAAATCCTCATCCATTAAGGCCTCCTCCTTCCTAATACTGTATGTCTGTCATATCTTTATACTCAGGTTCTTTCATCTGCGCCTGGCCCTGGTTATAGCCTTCCCAGTACGCATCTACAAATGCTTTCCATTCGTCTGACTCGAAGTATTCAGGCTTTACTTTTTTTGCTAACTCGGCTTTTATGTCTGCAAGTACCTTTTCTGCATCTGACAACCTAAACCTACTGGTTTTCTCTACCTGTTCTATTACTTTGTTGCCTGGCGTACATGCGGCGAGCGGCGCAGCAATTAAACATACAAGTACTACCATTGCTATGAGTCGTTTCATATTATCACCTCCTTCTTGGCGAACTCAGCCCGTCGTATCAGTATTACTTCTCCATCGATGAATATCTCCAGGGGATCGCCTTCTCTTATCCTTAATGTCCGTCGAATATCTTTGGGTATAACTACCCTGCCAAGATCATCAATTCTCCGCACGATACCGGTTGTCTCTTTCATAATATCCTCCCTTCCGCGGCTCATGGCCGCTATATAATCTTGAGCTGGTATCCATATTATTTCTTGTCATAGTATGAATCCTCGTATTCGTCGAATCTAGCAGAAATATCCTGTAGTACTTTTCGGTATGTATCATCGTATACTGGTAACATTGTGTCTTTGTCAATGCTTATCTGCGGTCTGTACTTAGCTCTCAGCGCCTCATAGATCTCTTCCTGATAGTACTCAGGTTCCTCAGTTAATTCTGCTACCAGCCACTTGGCTAACTCTGCTGGAATATCTTCATTGGTAGCTTCTTTTACTGCGTTAGCTTGTTCAGCATACTTAGCCACCAAATCATCTAAACTTTCAGATATTGGTGTGCTCTTGCCCTTAGCAAATCTTGGCGGCTTAAGCCCTAGTGTCTTCTGATGCATCCAGAGCTCGTGTATCTTGTGTAGCTCCTCTCGTTCAGCCTCGGTTATTGTACCATTGGACTCCTTGCGTGCCAGATACTTTTCCCGCGAGTTTATCTTTTCGCAGAACTTGCAAGTGTTGTAGGTACCTTTACGGCCACCGTAGTACTTACGGAATTGTTCTATTGGCTTTATCTCGCCGCATTGCCTACAGACTTTTGTCGTCATTCGACTTATCCTCCTTCAATATCAACCTCTGCCCACGACCTGTTCCTAGCTTACAGTCAAACTGCTGGAAGTGTGTTTCACACACATAACCCCAAGTTGAGAATAACGGTATTCTCACATCATATCTAGCTCGTTCATCGCAAAAATCGCACTTTGGCAATCTGTCACTCATTTCAAAACCCCCTCTTGTGCTATCTTATCGGCTATTGGCTCTGGAAAGCCTTGACGTAATAAATTCTGATACAACTTGCGATATTCTTTGATCGCATAGGTCATCAGGTCCTTTGGCGATACTGTAGGTACATCCTCTACAACGCCCTGCTTCTTCATACAACTATCGCATTTGTTGATGAGTACACCTGTCGAAGATAGCTGTTCATTATGCAACACACACGTGAACCCGTACTTGCCTAGGTCAGTGCAGAATCTGCACCTAGTTAATGGTGTAGATTTTTTGTTGTCATGATTGCAGTAAGGCCATACTGGCACCTTGTAAGTCACTTTAGTTGTTAGTCTCTTCATAGCTCAATCCTACCCACCAGTACTTTTTCTACGTAACGTCTAGCAAGTTCTTTCTGCACTGCTTTTGCTAATGTTGGTAAATAGACCTTGCGGTATGTTGTAGGGTTGATGCATAGCGTACCCCTGTCAATCATCTTGTTTACTTTACGACAGAAGCTACGTGCGTAACCTGTTGCAGGTACAACAGCATTCGTGAGCTCAATCTGAATATCAATTAGTTCCTCATCTGGTGTTACTTTCAATAACTGCTCTAACGTTTGTGCCATTGTCATCTTACCTCCTTATTTAAATACACTGTGTGCAAAGTACCTGTTACAAGCTCTTGTTATACGTTGTGGTGTACCAGCAGTCATAGCTCTTACCTGATCGACGATATGAACTGGATGTTCTTCTGCATTAACTACAATGGTTGGTTTCTTTTTGGCCTTCATAGCATTCGTGGTATTGCGTATTGCATCCACCCTTTCAAACAAATCAGCTAATGTCATATTACTCAACCTCCTTGATTTCAGGTTCAATGCCTATATCTGCCGGTACTACTTCCTCACTTAGGTCCATGATATCCTGCTCACTGTATTTAACCTTTACACAGTCATTGCAGAACAGGAAACCTTCTATAGCTGTGATTGTCTTCTGGCTCCCAAGATCTACTGAGCATGACGGACATCTCATTGTTGTCATTTCTTTGCACCTCCTTTTTTCTTCATATTTGCCTCAAGCATTCTTGCTCGCTTGTAGCAGTCTTTGCAGTCCCTGCGGTACCTCACTCTACCGTGGCTGTCTTTGCCATCCTTGTAGAACTGATCAAGTTCCTTCAATTCACCGCACGTCCCGCAAACCCTATGCGTGTCGCTGTCCTTTGAGGCTACAAACATGTCTGGTAAATACATCATAATCATACCCCCTGTATTTTACAGCGCGTCAGCACCGTTTGTCTGACTTTATTATATTCGCTATGTTCCTTTACTGTACCTACAATATCGTACTCTTTACCAGTGTCCAACAAGGCACTCGTAGTTTTCCATACTAATGTGTTACCATCAGCAGTCTCAAATATGTAGATATACCCTGTTGTCATTCTTCTTTGGTAGCCAAACGATGCATCATAAGGTACAGCTTTAGTTAATGTCGCTGTGACACTGAGTCTTTGACCAACCTTACCAATGTATTCACCACGTACTGGTTCAAGTGCATTTCTGAATTCACGTATGTCATCTCTTAACACAAGGTAACCATTAGATATTATAAAGATATCTGCAACTGATACCTTCACATAACTATGAGTTGTTAACCAGGTAGGCTCTGTAGGCAGTACCCAACGTAATTCTGGAGAGAATTTAGCGCCAGCTTCTTTTAGTTCATCCTTGATGTCGTATGTGTTGCCAAGTACTATATAAGCATCAACATTCTCAAACCCGTATTTGTTCAGCGTACGTAGATTTTGTTCTGCCACTTTAGCGTCACGTTCTTTACGCTTCTTTTCATCAGTCCTTTTCTTTGAACGTTGCATGTGCTCGTACTCTATGTCTGTGTACATACGAACATTCTTTGTTACTTTGCCTTTACCGTTGCACTTATAGCAAACACCAGCATCTGGCAATGCAGGGACGCCGCGGCCATTGTGTACAGCAACATAGAAAATACCTGATCCACCACAACGGTCACAAGTGTAACTTATCGTTGCATAGGCCTTACCATCTTTATCAAATGTCTTTACAATAGATGCGTTTGCATAACTTTCTGCAAGCTTCACGACTAAACCTCCTTTTAATACCCAGCAGGAACCCTGCTGGGTATCGACTTTTGCTGAGAACTTCAGCTTCTATTATATTATAACATAATATATAGCAGTTGTACATAGGTTCTATAGAAAAGTACGCCGGCTGCTCACTCAATATTGCCGCGCATTACTGCCTGAACGTAATCAGTGGTTAGATGAGGTTTATTATCTAACGCCCAAATCTTTTCAGTCCACTTGGAGTTCTCAACCTTCTTACTTGCATCCCTTATCATCTCTGCTGCCGCATCAATTGCATCAGCGTGAAATACAATATAGGCCTCAAGAGCTACTGGAGAAACTACAGCGCCGTGCTCTTGTTTACCATGATGTGATAGGATGATGTGGCGAAGAATCTCCAGCTTAGCTTCAGCCCTAGTATCTTTAAGTAAATTCAGGTTCTCCGCGTGGTTACCTACAAATTCTGCACCAATGAATAGGTGATCAAATAACTTACCTTCATCTGTCATTTCACAGACTATACCATTTATTCGGTAACCAAATAGTTTACCAACGTCATGTAACAACCCCCCTGCTACCACTAGTGCTTCATTGGCTTCAGGTATTGCGGCTGCTATCGACTTTGCTATTTGTGCAACTGATAAGCTATGTATCAGTGTACCAGCTGCATAAGCATGATGTATACCCTTGGCTGCCGGTGCTGTTAACCATAAGCTACGTAAATCGTCTAAAACCCCTAGGCACAGTGACCTTAGAAATTCGTCTCCTATATTAGAAGCTAATTCATAAGCATCTTTGTATACTGTTGCAATGTCTAGACTAGACGATGGCATGAACTCACTGATATGCTTTTCAGTATTTGTAGTGAACCCGCGTACATTTAGCTGCTTTGTCCCTTGCCACTCAATGACTTGTCCACTTACATTTAATATAGTATTCTTTTCAGGTACTACTTTACCAGACCATTCCCAATAGTTAGCTGTTATCTTATCTGTACCGTCATATAATTCTAATGCTAAATATGGCTTCTTTGCTTTCGTCTCCCTAGCAGTTGCTGAAAGAACTACTAGAGGTATTACGTATGACTTACCTATTTCTAAATCTTTAAGTTTCAGCATCTTTAACATACCTCCATTTATAATTTCCTGCTGTCTTTCTCTGACCATTGCAAACCCTACTTATGGAACTGTCCGGTATACCCGTAGTAATAGCCGCATCTTTTAATGATTTGAATGTCCGCAGGTGTTTGCCGTTTAAATCTAACATTTCTACTGCCTTATACTTCTTATACGCGCTTTGCTGCTGGTTATAGCTACCGGTGCACCACTCTAGATTACTAACCCTGTTATTGAGCTTGTCCCCATCTTTATGATGCACCTGTGGTAAACCTAGTTCGTTAGGTATAAAGGTTTCGGCTACTAGTACATGCACACGTTTATTTTTTAGTACTCCGTCATCACCACGTATTTGAACGTATCTGTAGCCGTTAGCGTAGGTCCCAGGCTTCAGTATTTTGTTAGATTTCGCGCTGTATACATCGCCGTACTCATTTATAAAGTAATTTGAGAACCCGGCTATGCGTCTCATTTCTTTTCCTTCCTTATATAATAAACTGCATTATTGCTGTCATATAATGGCATATCTTTTAGTTCTTTAGCTGCAGCAGCTAGCAGTGTAATAAATGCATCATAAGGAAATACCATATCAGTACCCTTATTGATTGGTATGTTTATTGGTACCGTTATACCGTCTCTACCAGGTCTCCATTCATTGTCTCTTTGCCTCAAGTAGAATTCTCTGATATTGATGTACTTCACACCGTCTCTAATTGCAGCAGCAACCACTAACTTTATACGATCTGACTTTAGCGTCTCACCTATTACCTTGTAATTATCCCAGATACGCTTTGGTGCTTTCACCTTTGCATCTTTCATAACTATTCCTCCTCCTTGTATATATCAAACACTTTGCCATCATACACATTATACGATAAGAAGCTCATATCGTCTGGCTCTTTAAATCCTATATCTTCTGAGCTAACTTTCTGACCCCATGATGGTGCTCCTTTTTCAATGCCGGCCGTTATAGGGCACCTAAATGATTTGAAATCTGATAATAGCCATCTTAACACAGGTATATGCTCTTGTTCGTCTTTATGGCTCATTACTATAACTTCATCATGTATTGGTAATAATAGCTTTGTCTTAAGATTGTGGTATTGAATGTACTTAAACATATTCACAAGCTTAGACTTGATATAATCAGCAGCACATCCTTGAATCAGTGCATTAGGAGCCTTGTAGCAATCATCAGGGTCGAGGCGGCGACGCCTACCATAGAAGTTCTTTACAAAACCACGTGCTTTTATTACTTGGTGTACTGTGGAGATAAATGCTTGGGCTTCAGGCATCTGCGAAAAATAATTAACTTTAAGATTGGTTGCTTCAGTAACTGTGCACTTAAGCAGCTCTGCAAGATGGTCCTGACCAACACCATATATTAGTGCAAAGTTTATTGTCTTACCTTTACTTCTCATGTCATTTGCGGCCGGGTCTCCGGCGTTTATCTTGCTTATTAGTTCGTCAATATCTACATGGAATATCATAGCCGCTGTTGCTGCATGCACGTCGTAACCTTTTTTAATGGACTCTATTAAGCTTGGTATCTTTGCATAGTGTGCAAATAGTCTGTATTCAACCTGGTCTAGGTCCATAAAGTATAAGTCATAGTCTGGATCTGGAATAAACACACGTCTTATACGCTTATCTTTCTTTGGCAGTGTTTGTAACGCTGGTTTAATTATTGACATGCGACCTGTAGTTGCCTCTGTCTGGTTTATACTACAATGCACCCTGTCCTCGCTGTCCTTTTGGTCATATATACCTACAGCGTAAGTATTTAGCAATTTCTCATTCTTTCTGTACTCAAGTATCTTTTGTACTATCGACACATCGTACTTTTCAGCTAATGTGTTTAATGCATCCTTGTCTAACTTAGGGTTACCTTTATCAGTCATGCCTATCCAGTTCTTATTTATGCCTAAGTTCATTAAAACATCGTACAGTTGCTTACCAGAATTTATATTGAACATGCCGCCAGCCTCTTCATATATAGCGCGTTCTGCATCATCAGTAACCTGTTGTAGTTCTGTTTTCAAAGGGGCCTCATAGCTTGGGTCAGTACGCATGCCGTATCGTTCCATTGCATATAGTGCAATCATAAGTTCGCATTCTCTGTCATATAACTCAACTAGGTCGTCTGCTATGAGTTTTGGGTATTCATCTACAAACACAAGATAGCAGTTCCATACGTCAGCATTTGCGTACTCGGATAATAACTCACGCGGTATTAGACGATAATCATTCACTTTGTTCATTTGTTTGTATGCATCGACCATATACTCAAACTTTACTATGCCACCTTTTTTCGTAGCCGCAATATCCCTTAGCTGAAATGAATGCCTATTTTCATCTACTAACTTAGTTAGAACTACAGTATCATGTACCCTTCCTATTATCTTCATGCCTGCATTAGCAAACATATGCGCATCAAATTTCCAATTATGGGCTATCTTTTCAATGCTTGGGTCCTCGAATAATGGCGCCAACTGCTTAAATTTTGCAAAACCATTATCTACTGTGTCATATATAGTGTAAGCATTCTTACCGTCACATATAGACAAACAAAATGGATAGTCTTGTGGGTGCGCCGATTTTCCTGAGCCTACCCATCTTCTTACAACAGACTTTGGCACTTCGCTGCTACTTTTGAAATGTGCATGGGTCTCAGTATCAAATGTAATAAACTTGCGATTGTAAAGTTCAAATGGCTTGATGCGTTGTAGAATCTCTTGTGGGTCATCAACTTCATAAAAGTTAGCGACCTTATGATCTTTAGCAAAAGAATCTGCTATGTAGGTATAGCCGGTGCCCTTCTGTATTACGGCTTTCCTTTTTGGTCTGATTATAGCCAATTCTATCACTCTCCTTCATTATAATTATATTACACATGAAGGCAGCCGTAAACTACCTTCGTGGTAATAGAATATAACTTATAGTTTGGACAAACCTCTCATTACTACTCAGTTACATTTAGAAAACCCACATGACGGGCACATTGTGCACCCCTCCGCATTTAGTATAGGCTTTCCACATTCAGGACACTATCTCATACTTATATCTTATATAGTGCTTATTGAATGCCTTTGTAGGTATTCTGAGTATTTTCCCAGCATCTACAAGGTCTGATATTACATATCGTACCCTGTTAGGATTCATGCCAGCCTTCTTTGCTATTTCTGATACTGATACAGTTTTACCTTCAAGATCTTTTAAAGCACTTAGTACTTTAGCATGCTCTTCAGCTGTTGTTGTAATTATAATATGCGCCAATATTTACACCTCCTTATTATTATAACACATGTTGCTAGTCCGTAGAATACCTTAATATATTTTATCGCCTAATGTATTACGGACACGTTCTGTGTATTATATACGTTCTACATGTATACCTGAGGCCTTTAATAATTGTATACCAAAATCTTCTTTCCAATCTTCAAAGTAGTATACTTTTGAAAATCCACCTGGTGCATTTATTATCGCTGTGGCGCATTGCTTACAAGGCGCTAAAGTTACAAACATAATTTTTCCAGGCTCTGTACTAGTGCACTTTATAAGAGCATTTATTTCAGCGTGTATACATCCATACTTTCCATCCAACACGCACATGCAATCTGCTAAACCTTTAGGACCGCCATTTACACCTATACTATATACCTGTGACATACTGCTGTCAGTTATTATAGCCGCAACTTTGCGCTCTGTACATTTAGATAACGTTGCCAAGTTAGCTGTAAAATCTTTGAATACTTTACGTCTTGCCATGTTCATTAACTTATCCTCCTTGCGAATACATGGAACATCAATGAGCCATTATATAGACTTACTGTGCCTATAAATTGTGCACCTATCACGTCATCGGCAGGATGCCCTGTGCCATGTATAATAATTGCGTAAGTACATGTAGTTGGTTCTTCATTTGTCAGTGCGTACAGTACTATATTATCTCTCTGATTAGCTACAGATAATATTTTACTATTATCTGACAGAGTTAATTCCTGATAGTCAACAATATCTAGAGTGTACTTAAGAATACGTTTCATTTGATCGCCTCCTCAAGAATTGGGCGTAGATACTCTACAATTGGGTCTAGAATATCTGGTTTATATCTAATGAATGGGTTATGCTGGAACTTAAGCGCTGTGGCGCATTTGTCACATATCGGTATAATATTCCACGCTGCATACCTTCCGCCGAACTTGAATGGTATAAACATGCCTCTTGCATCTATAGAGCTAGACCCACAAGTCGCACATGAACCAAAGTGCATGCATGCTCTTATCCATTCATCTTCTGTTAGTGTCTTGATTGGTTTACGAACTTTACTGATCATTTCAAGCCATGCATTAAATTTATCCTCGTTCTTCTTACGTACTCTAGCGCGGTGGCGTTGTAACTTTGCTAAGGCTTGCTCGGGTGTTGTACTAGCCATAACCTTTTTGCTCTTACATTTCTTGCATATATTTTCGCCCTTTGCAACCTCTGCAAATTGCCCACATAGCTTGCATATTCTTTTCTTAAATGGGGTGCCGCAGAAGCGGCACCGCTTATCGGGATGCGTTATAGGATATACCCAGCCACACCCCTCACATATTTTAGGGTCTACCATGTAGCACCCGTGTCATATCGTATTACGGGTAAGCCGCATTGAGTTGCCATTACGTGGGCATAGGATCTGGACACCTCATCCAGCTTATCCTTTGACAACACAAAGGTTTCGCCACGTTGCTTACAGCGTGCCCATAAGGTCTTGAGTGGTGCTGTGCAGTAAATTACAAAACCTCCGCCATGCGTCTTTACTAGAGCTTCTAACATCTTAACATGCATTGGATCCATCTCTAGTCTACCTCTAAAGATTGGTCCGTACACAACATCAGAATACCAGCTTCTATCAAATATGTGCACTTTAGTTGGGTCTGCTGAACTTACAGCTTCTGCATATACCTTCCAGTAATTATCAGCCTCTTCTTCGGTCTTAGGATTGCTGAAGTGTCTATAGAAACTTCCTGGAAGACTTTCCATTAACTGCTTGATAATTGTGGTTTTACCTGCACCATCAGGACCTTCAACAAGTATAATCATGTCACACCTCCTCACAAGCGGGACAGATATTTATCCATTCACCGGCTACAATCTTAGTGCTCCAACCAGCTTCCTTAACTGCGCGTCTAGCATCATTGTGAGTGTCTTCAGCCGGTAAGGTATCACCACACATGTCGCAAGTAACAATGTACTTGCCATATTCTTTATCGATAGCCAACTTACTCCCCCTGATATATTTGAATCGCGTATCCAGTAACACCGTAGGATTTGCTAATCCGCCAAATGGTTTACCGCAACACATCTTACCTTCTGGGCAGCTGCCTGTAGTGCAGAATGGTCCACAGTCATGGTACATGCTACTTAGCCTCCATAGCTGTTCCCATATTAACAACATAACATACTGGGTCTCCAGCGTATTCCTGTTACAAGTTCGTTGACGTATCATATGCTTTAATTGGTATGGCGTGGCCGAAATCAATAGCACATTACGCATGCCTTGTGGCATCTTATAGCCTGCTGCATCTCTACCAACTAATTTTACAAGGTCTTCATATTCAGATAAGTCTCTTAAGCAACCATCTATGTAGAGGTCTGTAACATGCTTGCCTGGGTTTTCATTATCATATTTAATTATCTCATAAGGTACAACGAACTGTGCCTTACCAGAATAATCAGAATACTGTAATGAGCCAGACATAAACTTGACTTCATTTTGATGCCGTGTTATTTGTGCTAAGAAGCGACGCGACGCCCCAACTACAGCAACATTTATAATGCCAAACTTCTGGATGGTTGGATGGGGTAACGACACCATAGAATCTACAAGTTTATCAGAATATGGTTTGTTCAGTAGTTCCAGAAAGTCATTCATATTACTAATGTTATGTCCGCGTTGTGTTAGGCGAGCCATTGCAACCATCATGCGTTCAGCATCCGTTACTGCGTCTGGATTTAGTATCTTAACTTCTATTCTATTCATCAGCCCCACGCAACCTTTCCATTATATTTGCATCACATAGTATAGCTTCTATCTCTTGTTGCTCTGATGGCGAGCATTGCTCCACGCACTTAACAAATTCCTTAGCAACTAACTTAAAAGCCATGCCTAGCGTTAACGCGTCAGTGTTATAGAATATTGCCGTGTCGCCGTCTTTCTTTGACAATATTGCTACGAAGTCATCTGACTCGTATAGCGCACCGTCCATACGGACGGTGCAGGCATCTGGTAAATTAACAACTTTATTAGTCATGATTATCCCCCTTAAATATGTTTCATAGTGTGGTCGTACCCTTCATCTTGGCGCCTTATATTTTCTTTATGCTTATCTAAATAACGTTGATAGAACTCTTCTGCATCCATACCTAGACCTATTGATAAATTCATAAAGAAATGCCAAGCGTCAATCAGCTCATTCTTTGCTTTATCAAATGCCTCAGCAATCTCTTCATCTGTCATATTACTGTAGTTCTTCCAGTGTTTGAAAAATGGTACCTCATACAGCATCTCATGTAGTTCCTGATTGCAGAATACGAAGTGGTCTCTAAGGAATGCCGCGCGTTCTTTTAAGCCACTGTTGTAGCGCGGGTCGACGCGATCCTGAAATTCTTTCTGCATTTTGAGCATATGCTCTAATGGATTTACTGGCATACTTTAAGCTCCTCCTTTTACATACATAGCTCTAAACTCAATGCGTTTTAGAACTTTCTCGTATATTTCAGGGAACTGCGTTTTTAGCATTTCTGTGTCTACCCTATTCTGTGCCCTAGGTGACCATTTGATTGTATAATCTTTGGTGTACGCTATCTCTTTATCTTTAATGCGATCTTTAAGTCTGTTCTGCGCTTCTTCCATTGTCTTTGTCAGTTCTTTAATCTTTGCCTTACAATCAAGGATAGTAGCTGCTAAGTCATTTGATATGTCGTCGTCAAGTATAATTTCTGAGTTCTTAACTACTGAACTATAAATACCGTTTGCAAACTCTGTATCAGTAGATTGCATCTCAGGTTCTTTGAGGGCCAATACATTGTCATACCAAAAGCTTTTAGCCGCTGGTATTATTGTATCTCTCAGTAGCTCATCATTTCTGAATACGTCATAGTGATAAAATTTATTGCCACCTACAAGGCAAGCAAATGCGCCTTTTTCCAAGCCTAATATCCATAGGTACCAATTTAGTTGGTATATGTAAGACGTAAGTAAGTCACCGCTTTCCCAGGCATCATTATTGTACTCACTTGTAGTTTTGCACTCAAGCACACCAATAGGATTGCCTTCTTCATCAATAATAAGCCTATCAATATTAGCAATAGCCCAAGGGTACTCATTGTGTTGCAGTAAAGCATTGATAGTTAGTAGTCTTGCACCAGTCCGTCTTGCGTACTCATCAGCTACTACAGGCTCTAACAGATGTCCAAAGTGCATACGTTCTTGTGCTGCGGCGTTTGGTTTAAGTGCATCTTGAAATTGCCCTGTCTTATTTAAGTAAACCTGTCTAGCTGAAGAGAATGGACTTACACCACATATAGCTCCTATATCAGAGCCGCCTATCCCTATAGTTCGGGCCTTCAACCAGGCCTCCTCGTCTTCTTCTTGTGTTACTGTACTATACACGTGGCAATTAGTCAGCTTCTTTAGAGCGGCAACTGCAAGGCTACCCTGTGGCTTAGCTAATAATTGTTCATATTCTATCATTCAAACCTCCTTTGTATTTACGATATTTTCTAGCAACTTAGGCAAACCCTTCTTAACAATTTCAACGGTCGCTCTATCTACAACCCTGTCGATTATTGCATCTTTCTTTGAATAGATATATTGCTTGATTCCTTTGTCTACACCTTCCCTTATTCCATATCTTGCTTCGTGATTTTCATATCCATGCGTTTCAACAATGCGTCTTGCGATTTCCTGAGATACCAATTCGGCTATGTAGGCTTCATCAATTTCAATTTCTAACTTCACTTTCCTCGACCTCCTAAAAGTCTGATGGTGCGTAGTAGCTTTTACGCGCCGCTTCTATTTCTTCTCTGGTTATAGGAACTGTTGTAAGATTCTCAAACAACTGGGTACCAAGCGGTAATCTACGATAGTCACCTTTGAATTTATCTACAAGGTGCTGCGTAGTTAAGAACTTGAGCAATAGCCTAAGATCATCCTTTGCTAGTCCCGTGTAGTCTTCAAGTGTAGCACGACTAAAGTAAGGCAACTGGTACAATATTTTAGCCATCTCATTAGCGTCTACTAATGGTAATGTAAGGAACATAGCTCTAAGCTTAGTAATGTTAGATTCTGATGTGTCTGATGTTAAGCGCTCTTGTTCACTTAGTTTATCATACCCAAAGCTTTTTGCTTTATAAATTTTATTCATGAAATCTACAACGAAGTCCACATGCTCAGGTTTAACTATTACATTTTCAAATGTCTCATCTGTAGAACATACACAACATGCCGCAGAAACGGCTAGTCTGGCTATCTTAAGTCTCTGGTCAGCCGCTTCAACTATAGGCACCTTCGATGTGTAATATGCGCCCATCTCGGTGGCCTTGCTAAGTATGCGTTGCGTTGCCTCTTCTGTTATTTTGATATTCTCAGGCCTACGGCTCCAGGCCCATAGGACCCTAGCATTACAAGCATCAGACGTGTACACATGTGGCACGGCAGGCATGTCTTTAAGCGGCCTATTAACGAGAGTCGGATCAACGTCTCCTGAGGCCACTGATATAACAAGATCCAAACGTCTGACATCCTCCGCTTTACCCATGAGTTTAAGGACTGCATTAACCCCATAAGTTTCTGAGTTAAGCGGTCTGCCATTTCTAGGGTTTGATATATAGATGGCTCTAGTTCTACTTGTAGTTTCTGCTGTAATAACTCCAGTTGCTTTTGCAATTCCGCTTGATCTTACATCTGACAGTATTGCGAGGTCCTCTTCGCTAAGTCCTGATAGTTCATCAATGGCTATCAGTCCTCCATCATTTAACGGAAATGCTCCCCAAACTAAGAACCACCTTTTGTTGTTCTGCTGCATATTGTATACTAGCCCAGTTCTTCTAGATGATTCACCTGAATGTAATTCACCTAGTCTGTAGTGCTGCATCAGACGCTCTACAATAGTAGTTTTCGCTTGGCCTGAGTCGCCAATTATCAGTAGCTCCCCCCAGCCACGTTTTACAAACTGATCTTGAAAATAAAAGTTAAGCACTGTGTGATATATTAAATCAACAGCAAATGCTACATTACTTCGTTCCCAGATATACGTTACGTTTCTCTCAAGATCTGTATGTATCTCTTTGAATTTATCTTGTACCGTTTGACCATCAGTTACTTGGAACAGCTTAAGATACTCTATAACTTCATCATTGAGTTCGAAATCGCTTATTAAGTCTTTCTCTGGGTACACCTTATCAAATATGTATGTAGCATATTGCGATGATGGATCTGGATACATGTAACCAGCCATTGTATACCGCTTGTTTGTCTTTAGATCATTTCCTATGCAGTACCCTGTACGAACTACATATTCATGCTCTTTAGAGAATCCAAAGTTAGCTTCTGCCTTAGGAATCAATCTAATTTCTTCAATATTCATGTACTCTTCAATGTCTATCCTGCAGCGATCACATCTTGCATTTACACCAAGCATCTCATATATGATCGCTTGCTGCTGCTTATCTGTACATTTTATTAGTTTCATCAAGTCCTTATTAGATGGCTCAACTGTGAAGATTAACTCACCTGCGTGCACTGATAGATTGCACTTTGCACACTTCTTATTGTCACCATCTGCAGCATCACCACAGAATGCTTTTATGCGTTTAGGGCATAGATATGGCGTGTTATCTTTACCGCTAACCATTACAGGTACTCTGATTCTTTTTCCGTATAGTGTAGCGTCTGAACTCTCAGACAAATGTACCTCTATAGCTTCGCTCTCATCAGCAACCCTGTCCTCTTTAAGCAAGGGGTCGATGTATTTAGTTGCGTTATCTAGAAGTGCCTGAAAGTCTTCTGCCGTCTGATTGCATTTTACAAAGAAATCAGTTATGTCGCCTTTAACAGGAAAGTCGCTGGGCCAATTAACTACAAAAACGTCCACAACTCTGTAGAGCTTCTCGCATAGCTTTTTGGTAGCGTTCCTGCCTGCCTCATCGTTATCTTGGGCAAGATATACACGCTTCTTGTTCCTGAATAGCCTAGTCCAATCAGCTTTCCATGTACCAGCACCACTAGTGGCGCAGGCAGCAGGAAATCCATACTGCTCAGCGATGATGCGGTCCATCTCACCTTCGCACCATACTATGTAGTCAATTGAGTCATCTAACACACGATCTATACCAAAGATACGTACCTCACCATAAGTGTTACCATACTCATCTACATAGTTAAGTACTTTCCATTGGTCATCCGTTGAGTTCCATTTGTAACGCCTAAAGTTTACCAATACATTGAACTCATCATATATTGGTATAGTAATCCTGTCCCCGTCCCATCCTAGTTTGAACTTTTTTAAAGTGTCATCTGTTAAGCCTCTGCGTTCTCTTAGTACGTCGCGGATAGGTCCAGTCATGCTCATCAGCGCTTTATGATAATGCTGAGCCAGCCCTGGTTCAATATCTGGTCGTGTAGGTCTAGTACCATCAGGTCTAGGAATTTTAAGGCTATCGCCAAGTTTAAACCACGCCTCCTCACTAGACAACCCTTCTATTGCACGAAGCATTGTGTGGATATTGCCCTTGGAATGGCAGCTGTTGCAATAATAAACACCTTTTGCTAAGTTAACTGTAAGAGATGGATTATTGTCTGTTTTGGATTCGTGTAGATCTTTGAAGGGACATTCTGCTTTGCATTCTTGACCTCTGCGTTGCACATTGTTTAATATGCTCAGGAAAAATGCTTCATTATCAACCTCGGCTAAAATCCTATTCGTATATTCACTCCATCTAATATTACCCACCCCTTAAAAAAGACTAGGGGTGCAGATGCACCCCTCTGCAGAACTGATTAGAATTCTGTTGCTTCTATGTTTGGATCGGGGGTACTAGCTGAAGTATTGTCTTCCATATCGTACTCAATATTCTGAATTGAATTACGATACATCTTATACAGTGCTAAGCCAAATTCTCTGTCAGACTCTTCAGTGGGGCCTGCTGGAGTAGGTACACATATGTACCATTCATTTCCGCCCTTAGCTTGAAGCTTTTCAGTCAACGCATAACCATAGTTCCACATGTTTTGCATTGTTACTTTAGCTAAGCTATAGAGCTTCTTGCCTTCATTGTAGCTAGTCTTTGCAAAGCTTAGAATGATTGGCATACGCTCACCGGCAAAAAATCCGAAGAAGTTAATATATTTCGTGCATGTAGGAAGTGATTCCTTGCCCTGCTTAGTGTTATCAAATTCACAACGCTTACAGGATGCACATACTAAAGTTGTTCCATCGGATCTTGTGCCGACTTTACCGTCTCTAGCGATACAACGAATACCGCCTCCCTCTGAACGATCTTTCCACCAGATGTTGTTGTTGAACTTAAATACAGGAATAAACACTTTACCATTAAGTTTTTCTTTAGTGAGTGAATTGATAATGTCGCCCTCATTAGCGATTTTGTCCTTGCGTTCAGGACTTAGTGTTTGGATCACCTTGACGCGTGGGATAATCATATCACTGGCATCGTCATCCTCAAAGCCAAGCGGCATCCCAGTCTGATTTACTAATTCGGTAGTTTCGTCTTTAACTACCAAGTCTTTAGTTTTGTCTTTCATAGTTGAAAAGACCTCCTTTACTTGTATTTATAAAGGTTTTAACCTCTATATTTATAATTATATCATATTTAATGGAATAAGTAAATACCGCATTTTACGGCTAAATTTTATTTTACTAACGCATCTGCGGCCTCTACGCACCTTGTTGCCACAGCATCTGCAACAGTATTAGCTATTATGAATCTATTGAGTGTGTCTGTGTCTAACACAAAACCGTTATTTTTCACGGATAGCTCTACAATCTGGTCATATATGCCTTCTTTAAGTGTAGTGCTTTCAACACGTGTCTTGATTGCGTCATACAGTAGCCTTCCTGAGCTGTCTTGATTTATAAGCTTACTAGCTGTCACTTTTCCAAATGATACTGCATGACCTTTGATATAATAAAAGGTAACTTCATAGCCGGCCTTCTCGCATCTCATTTGAGCATTCATAATCTCAACCCAAATATCTTTATTCTTAACTGGTGCTCCTGAGGCTGTTATCCAACCATTATTCATCCAGTTCTTGTACCATTCCTTAGTCATAGCATTAAACAGATATTCAGAGTCAGTAATGATCTGAGCGTGCTGCTGCGCCTCATATACATAGTCTAAGGCCGTAAGCAAAGCCAGTAGTTCACCACGTTGATTCGTAGACTTCAATTCATAATTGGATAGCAGTGCGGTGTTGATGAGGTTAAGATTCTCATCCATACACATTATAAATACTCCTCCAGCTGATACACAATCTGGCTTGCCATTTCTACGACAAGCGCCATCTATAGCTATTGCAAGCATTATATCGTGCCTCCTATCAGTATTAAAATTGCTAACACGAAGAATACAACACTGAACACCATGCTCGCAATTAAGTCAAACTTTGTAGCTCCTTTTCTCATACCATTGCCCAAGCATATAAGCGATATAAGTAACGCAAATGATATTAGTATATATGTCATAGTGACGCCTCCTTTTCGTAAGCATTTTGACCACCTCGCTTTAACCCCATCTATTAAGCAAGAGCTCTTATAATCTTCTGTACACATTCAATGCTTATTGCGCTATACTTAAACTTCTTTGGGTCATTAACATAATTAGACAATTGTTCATATATTTTTTCTTTTGTGAATATTAATGCTTCCCTCATCCGTGCCACATGTGCCTGTAGTTGCTCATTCTCCTGCCACAACTGCTTAATTTCCTCTGGCGTCAAATGCCCACCTTCCATTACGGATTCATCCATGCTCAACCTCACGTTATTCGACCTCCTTCCCCTCCACCAGCTTTAGCGGACAGTCTGGCCGTCTGCCTTCGTCTGAGCATTCCTCACCTAATGCAGCGCAAACTAATACATTTGTCCATGTATCTATGTCATATTCCCATGTCTCCCATTTGCTCAATTTACATTCTCTACAACCCTCCGGCAACTCCGGCAACTCTAATATCACTTTAGGCATCGACCTCACTCTCCACACATTCTGGGCAAAAATGCTTCCATTCCCCGTCAACCAATCTTGTTTTCCATCCTTCATAGTTCATGAAGGCCATTACATCTGACCAGCTATCGCACTCTTGCTCTGTTCCGCAATTGTCGCATGTTGCCAGGTATTTGTTTCTGACCATGTATTTGTTTCTATATATCTTCTCAATCAAGTTAATCCCTCCTTATTTAGTTCCCTCGCTTTCATTTTCCATCTCCAGCATTTTCTCCAGTTCCCCCTGGTGTCCGCAGAAGATGCACCCCTCCGCTGTGTCCGATGACGTGTATTGATTCCCGCCACATGCGGGACAACGATAACGGTTCATGGTTTACCTCCTACCAGCCTTCCTTCTCCAGACACCTCTTACAGCGGTTACGGTCCGAAAAGTACGGCCAGAAATGATCTTTTTGGTCCCCGGGCTGTAACCGGGCGTTGCATATATCGCATCGCAATTCGATGCCATATTCCTTCTCCCAGAAATCAATACTCTCTTGTGTCAGTAAGTCAGGTGAGCTGATATGAATTACAACCTTGCCGGTTTCATCGATAACAAATCCTCCCATGTTAAACCTAAACCTCCTTTTTCGCGCCTATTCGCCTGAAAAGTTCTTCAATAAGCTGTCTGGTTGTGAAGTCTTCAAGAAGTGTCGAATCGGAAAGATTGACTTCGTCTTCTTCGACCTCTACCTCGATTTCCGATTCTACAAACATAGCCGGACGAACGCCCCAGTTTCCATGGTATGCATCATAATTGAACAGCGCGTTGTCCGTGTTGACACACCGCACGTGGTACGTACTGCCAGCGTACGGTGTGATTAACCACCACCAATCTCTTAAGTCAAGAAGCCCTTGTTCGCTGTACTTTCTGAACATGGCTTCCGTCAGTAGGGCGATTTTATCGGTTACGCTTCCATAAGTGTTATTGCCAGCGTTGTCGGTGAGGTCCCATTTTGCCAGAAGGATGTTTTCCGACAGTATTGGTCCGCCGGCTTCGTCGAAGCTATTCAAAAAGTTACTATTTAAGTCGGTACGAAGTATGCTTATCTTCCAGTTGTTCCCTTTCCAATCTTCAAGCTTGTTAGGCTTGAAGGGCTGACAGGTGAAAGGCCTGTCAGCGACACATTCATCAGTTATTACCAAGGTCTTCCCATCTGGGAAATGCTCCAAAACTCTAACGGCCACAGGGCCGGCATTGAAAACAGTACCAGGTTTCAGGTGCTTAATTTTTACCTTCATAACAAGGTTTACCTCCTTCTTCCTCAACTAATTCAATCACAGCATGCGAATACTATAAAGCCTGATATGTCTCCAGGAATACCCTGCGCCGCACCGCAGGGCGAAAGAGATATGTCCTGGAGATTACACCACCTTTCCTTCTATTTTTAGCGCTGTGCGGAGCGCTTTTTTACAGGCAATATTTTCAGTCGCCCTTCTGCTTTGGCTTTGATTAACTCGTCCAGCTCTTCTTGTGATATAGTTTCAGGCACAGACAAAACATACGAACCACAATATTCGCACTTTTCTTCATATGTAACATGGCAGCCGTCAAGTTCTATTTTGCAGTTTGGACAATACCAATAACTCACCCTTCCTTCCCTCCTATCACCTTGTCGATTAAGATTATTAAACAATGATCACAATATATATGGTTCGTATAAGGTATTTGCTCACCGCAAGATTTACATTTGCCACAAACACAAAATCGCATAACGTTTGGCAAACGGCTTCTTGCTGCTTTAAGTAATTCTATAAGTTTGTCCTTTTCGGCGATCAGGGCTTCAATCGTATCAAATAAGTCAAGCACTTGTTCAACGTTTGCTGTTGCACCCCGTAATCCTTGTTCATATAACTTTTTAGTGCTTTCATGCTGTTTCCTCACTTCATCCATGCTCAACCTCACATTATTCTACCTCCCCAACGAAGCGCTTGAATATTGGGCAATTAAGTGACTTGGTACCTTGCTGGTTTGTTGATTCACCAAAGGTGTCAATCTCAATGAACTTACCAATGTATTTCTCAGGATTTTCCCATATTTCTATACGCTGTGCGTCGGAGAAACCAGAGCCGACTCCGAGCTTGTTACCTTTGTAGTCTACCACTAAAGAACCCAGCATATCTTCAAACTTACCAGTGCCTTCAATCATATCTACAACCTTAAGAGTGTACTGTTCTGTACGTTTAACCTTTAGCAGTGACTTGGACCTCTTTAACTCATAAGGCGCTTCGGCGCAGTTAAGCATTACTCCCTCGCCGCCTCTGGCCCATATCTCTGCAACTATTGGCTCAACCTCAGCAATGCTCTTAACAAATCCTAGAATAGGCACAGGTTTTATAAACTGTAAGTTTTTATGCACGCCATATGAGGCGATGAACTTAGGCCATTCATCAAGACCCAGGTTTTGTATACTATCATCCATTAACGTAGCACCCAACAGAATCTTTCTAACCAGTGCGTTGTCCTCTGATACTCCATTATAGAAGTCCTCAAGGGGCAGCATATCGAAGATATTATAGGTCAAGCCGTGCTTAATGCCTTTTGTACTCGCAAGCGAGTTCGTGGCTTGTCTAAGGGCTACAGAGTCTTTAAAAGTACCTATTGCTAATAGCTCACCATCATAGACACGATTATCTGGTAGATAACGGGCCTCTTCCATTATATCTACTAAACCAGTATCTTCATGTCCAGATCTACTGAATAATCTACATACGCCATTTTCTTTTATAAGTATTCTGCGTATACCGTCCAGTTTCTCAGTCACTATGCATGGCCACTTTATTTTATGCGCGGGTATGTCAGTAATATTAGTACCTAGCATACATCCCACAGTAGGGATAAAATTCTTGCCGTATACAGCATTTAAGGTCTTAGCTGTTACACCTATCTGTAGGTCTTGTGTAACTATTGCTTTAGCAAGTTCTTCTGCAAACGGGTTATCTGAATACATAGCTTTGGTGCAGTTAATAAAACGTGCTGCCATCGCCAGATCATAATCTGTACCTGTATTATGTGACTTGAAATACTTTATTGCATCACGATACGTTATAGAAGCTTCTTCGCCTGTGCCTTTAAACTCTGCAAGAGCTTTGTTTAACTTTGCTGTTGATATGCCTGTCTTGTTATACGGGTCATAGATAAATCTCAGTATCTCCTTAAGTCCCGGCACATTCTCATTCTTTTTAAGTAAGTACTGTTTGTCATTGTAACTTGACGTTCTTTGAATTAGACTAATGACTTTAGCAGCTTCATTCATTGAAATACCCCCTCATTCTTTTTTTGACACTATTCTTAAATGTATTTATAATATGATTGACATACGGCTGAGAGACTCCTACGGCTGCAGCTATCTCCTTATTTGAGATATTGTATTCAGCATCGCGCCACACCTTAATAACTGCCTTGTGCTTTGGGTTTGTCAATCTATCATACGATATTTGTATAGCTCTATTTAGAGTGCAATAAAGCTCCTTCTGTAATAGCTCTTGTTCTGTATCTACAATATTAGTTGAAAGCAACTCTAAATATTCATGTTTGGTCCCATCTTCTTGGTAAGCTATGTTGTTATATGATGCAACTTCTAACTGGCGCTTTCTGTTTAGCGTCCGTATGTATGAGCCAAGCGCGTTGTAGATGCAGCACGTAGCGTACGTTGAGAACTTATAGCCCTTGGATTCATCATATGTTATAGCGGCGTTCCATAAGGCCTCGTAGCCTATACTCTGCGCTTCAGGGTCATGCATAACATTAAAACGTTTAAGTTGCGCGAATATTAAACCCGCATTGTCCTCTATTATCTTATCCATAGTCTTCTCCTTCGTACTGTATTTCTTTACCGCAATATGCACAGTACTTAAGTAGCGAGCCTGTGTGGCCACATTGACAATATAAAGCTTTTTCAATAAGGTCTGCAACGTCCTTCACAGTTCTACAGATTCCTCCCACTGCACCAGCTGCAATCATCTCTTTAATGAATATCTCTTGGTGCGGCGTCGCTGTACCTGTGTCATCTTTTAACTCGGCAACCACGAAACGGCCTCTTGCACATATGAATAAGTCGCTGTATCCAGAATGGTATCTGTCGCAGACACGTATAACTTTTATACCGTTGCGTTGTTGCGGTTCAAGCCACCTTATTACAGCCTTTAGTAAGGCGGCTTCGTCTGTATATACCCTAGAGTCTATGCGCATCAGTAATCGCCTCCGATTTAAGATGGTTAAGTACAGAGTAGCTTGCGTTACCCTTACCCTGAAGAACCTCTCTATACAATATGCAATCTATTGTGTGCTTAGCCATCATTATATAATAGTGGCAATGATTTGGCTGTATAGACTTATCCGCGTATATTCTATCGTATGACTGCTTAAAAAGTTCATAAGACCAATTAAGACTAAAATATATTGCTATGTGACAGTTGGTAAGCGTTAAGCCCTTGTCAGCCGAAGCCGGATTAGCAATCAGGTACTGTATCTCCCCGGCCTTGAATTTTCTAATTGCTTCATTCTTTTCAGCAAGGTTAGTTCCTCCATAAACGCAGGCACACCGTTTGCCGAGAATGCTTTGAATAATCTCGAACTCTCTTCTGTAGTTAGCCCAGATAAGAACTTGTTCTCCTTTGATATTATCTTGCTGAAGTAAGTCTTCGAGTGCCTTAAACCGCCAATTATCCAGTAAGTACCATTCGGCCAGTTCAGTACCATAAAACTTATTCTCCTTCGCCGCTTGAGTATCTAGTATAAAACCAGAAGTAACCTGGTTTAGCTTGTTTAGTTTTGCTGCGGAGCTTGGAGCAGTTATTCTTATATCATTACCAAGCTCTACATACAATTCATTCTTAAGCTTTCTGTAGTGCTTCATCAGCTCCTCAGGCATTTCATATTCGACTTCATGGAACGTACGCCCAGGCGTGTTTAGGACATCCTCTTTATCTACATATAAAGAATATTTTTCAATTCTGCTATATAACTCATCCTTCATATCTGGTCTAAGCGCGAGCTTTTCATACTGAGGCTCATATGATAGGTTTATGAAATATCTCTCTTTAAACTGGGTGTAACTTGGCTGCCAGCCATAGTAATCTATGCATCGCATCTGCATATAATATTCCCATTCGCCATTTGGCGCTGGTGTGCCAGATAATAAATAGAATCTATTCACTGTTTGTGCAAATTCAACCATTGCTTTACTTACTTTTGATCTTGGGCTCTTAAGATCTGAGCTCTCATCTACAAACACACCATGAAAGCCCATTTTATCGAGGTACTCTTTGTAGTTTATAAATGATTCAGTATTAGTAACGTATATATTAGCTTGCTGTTGCATTGCCTTTATACGCTTAGCCTTTGTTTGAGCATGACAGTTAACGATTTTTATTTCAGGAAAGAACTTCGCAGCATCTTCAAGCCAAGCATTGTAGATAAGTATCAACGGGCACACAACCAACCACTTATGTGAGGGGTTAGCTACAATGTCATCCTTTATTATAGTTAGCGCAAGCGGTGTCTTACCAGTTCTTGTGTCATAGAAAAATGCAAACCTATCATAATATTCTGCTAATTCACGGCCAAGTTGCTGGTGTGGTCTTAGCGTTAATCTATCTGATACAACACATGAGCGTCTTGGACCATTAGCCAATAAATCTGATACGTTATCGCGTAACCGCATCTCCTTATAAAAGTAGTTTTGTATGGCGAGCGGCGCTGTGTCTATATTATTCTCATCAATATTACGAAGTAACTTTAGTATCTCAGGTGTGTTGTGTATAGACATCCTATAACTTGTTCTTATACGATTTACATGAACAGGATAAATTGAAGCGAGCTTTGTTTGCGTGTCAATATCATTACGGTCACATCTAACTTCTATGTAGTTATTTGTAAATAGAATCTTGTTATTCAACACGCAACGCCCCCTATAATATGATATTGTGTGGGCAGGGATTTGCACCCTGCATGAGGAGTTCAGTTCCTTTTTTCATGTGCGGGACTCCTCTAGTGTACGAACTCTAGCGTCTACCTATTCCGCCACCACACAATTAACACGCAATGCCCTTTATAATACGCCGATGTACCGAAAGCGAGAAAGGTACACCGGCTTTATAATCAACCACGGGCCGTCATACATATAAGTCTGACTAGCCTGTGGATAGATTTCTACTGGGCTTAACCTCTTACCCAGCTCCCTTTGCCAAGAATAATCTTATGTGAAGCTACCTGCCTCTCATACACGCGGTAGCTTGTGCCAGCACCTTGACAGGGCTGCATCGGTACTGGAGTCTTCCTATTATATACATAACGTACCCGTTAGAATATGCTAAGTGAGTTGGACAGTAGATAAACTACTGGGAGGTCCAACTCAGATTACCAGTCATCGCCAACTGTCTAAAGCACATAATTGTTGGGTTACCAGAAATAAGGGGGGTCAATGGTAACCTATGGGCTTTAGACAATTGGCGATGATGCCAATTGTCTTGTGAGGGCTCTAGATTTCGTTAGCGAGCTCTCCATCCATAATGCCCGCAACATTTGGCGCGTCGGGAGCATTAGCAACAGCAGCAGTTCTTTTTGCTTTTTCAGCAAGTGCTGCATCGACTCTAGCCTGGTTTGCAGCAATAATTTCCTCAGAGGCGCCCCGCTGCTTAGCCTTGTAGAGAACCGACTTTGCGTTGATAATTTCTCTCTTCAACTGCTCGTCGGTCATCTCTTCAAGAGTCAAGCCAGCAAGCTGACCTCTCGGCTTCTTAACAGGAGCCGGCATCTCGATCTCTGCTGTAAATACGTCACCAGCAGACAAGCCCTCCGGAACTGTGAGTTCCACTGTAAATGTTTTACCCATGGTAATCCTTCCTTTCAACTAGTAAATTTATTTTGTACCTTTAATAATATTATACTCTTTATTTCATTAAAAGTAAACCCCCTATTCTTACGAATTTTCTTCAAGAGTTAACGCATAGAACAAGATGCTACCAGTGATGCGGAGTAATTAGCTTTATCTTACTTTCTCACAATCTCAACATTCTTAACATTCTCAACCTTCTAAGCGTTATTCTTAAGATTTTATATATGTATAAAAACTTTTAAAGATTTTTATTTTCAAAATTGAAAAAATGATTTTTATGTCAAAAAGTTAAGAATGTTGAGAATGTTTAGAAATTGGGATATTTAGATAATTTATTATCTTTCTTATATATTCATTATTTTTGGTAACCTTCGCCGGACAGTATTAGCTCTAATCGCTCACGCGTGGTCCGCGTATAATTAGTAGAGTAGATCCCAGCGTCCCAGCGTTTCTTTGCACCAGCCTCACCCATGTTGTAGGCCATCAAAGCCTTATCTATATCCTCATATTTATGTAGGTATAACGACAGCATAAATACACCTGCATGTATATTTTGTTCTTCATCTAAGAAGTCTGTTATTCCAAGTTTCTCAGACAACCATTCGTGGTTAATCTTGTTAATCTGCATGAGACCGTAGTCATTTGTCTTACTAATTAGGGTTGGCACAAATTCACTTTCACGCCACATAACAGCAAGGACTAACGGGTAGTACTCTTCAATCTCATAATCTACACATAAGTTGTATGTATAGCGCTGCAGCGTAGCATCTAACGGTACATTGTAGATCTCAGGACCTTGTTCATCCGGTTTTTCTACTGGCATAACAGGCTCTTGTTCAATAACTTCTACTATTGGTTCCGGCGTCGCAGCGATACTACATTCCGGCGTCGCAGCGATACTACATTCCGGCGTCGCAGCGATACTACATTCCTCCACTGCAGGCTCATCCTTTGGAATAATATGTTGCAGAACTATTAATGATATGATCGCCAACACCAAAACACCTATCTTGACTTTAAACATTTCAATTCCTCCTTTTTCTTCTATTCTATCATTAAAGAATGCGGTAGTACATAGGTTCGTGAAAAACTATAGGTAACTCCTTAATAATATAATACAGAAGCTTCTGTGGACTTGCAACAAGTTTTATACAGGTTCGTAATGATGTTTTAAGGTGTTTATATACCTTAATATCACGAACCTGTTACCTGTATTATAAGAAATATAATGCCCGGGTAATCTCCGGGCATTATGCTAAATCTTCTTGGTATAATCCAAGCATATCCAACCAGCACCGCTTTTAAGCTTGCCCCATCTGCCTTGAGTATCTACAATGGTATATGTTCCCTTATCTGTAATAGCACCCTGTATTTTATAGTTAGTGCCTGGGCCACTCCTTATGTTTAGCTTGTTAGCAGTAACCTTAACCAAGTAGGGAGCTGGAGCTGGAGCGGGAGCGGGAGCGGGAGTGGGAGCGGATGATGCTGAGTCTAACCGTTTAGTGTAACCGAGATGTATCCAGCCTACGCCACTTTTTAGTTTGCCCCAATCATCTATAGTATCTACAATGGTATAGATGCCTTTGTCTTTTATAGTTCCTGTAATGCTATTTGCAACACCAGGACCACTTCGTATATTCAACGCATCAGCTGTAACCTTTACTAGAAAGGGGGTAGGGGTCTGGGCTCCTAGTCTTTTGTTCACCTCTGCAGCGATGTAAGGAAACTTGCTGCCCAAATATGGTCCAGGGCACACGGTATTAGCGAACATATCATGCCTTGTTAAGTTACCGCTTTTGTCGCCTGTGTATACAAGTTTATCTATACCATTACGTTTGCAAATATCTACACATAAGTCTATCGTTCGTGCTAGGACCTTATCACTAACAGGCCAGTCACCACCTACGGCACTATTAGCAACTTCTATAGTGACTGCTTCATCATCATTGGCAGAATTAGAACTAGTCCACGCACGGTTCTTCTCTTCTACATACATAGCGATCCTGCCATCAACACCAACGGCGTAATTCGAACTTGCTCTGCGCTCCGGCTTTGCAAATATCTCGCCGCATGTTTCTACAGATAATGGACCAGCCATATGATGTATTGTAATCTTCTTAATCTTTTTCCTTCTTGGGTTAGTACTGTTAGGTGAGATCTTTACATATTGTACCAATGGGCTGTTACTCATTTTTAATCACCCTCCACCGTTCAAGTACTTCTTTTAGTTTGTCGTAACCAAACATTGCTGCATATGCAACCATAAAGCCTACTACCACAGCAGCGACGATGAAATACCATGTAACTGCTATCTGTGAAATTTGGCAGTATGCAAAGAATGCAACTAGCGTTAGCGCTAGAGAAACTATAACTGCTAGCAATGATGTAGGAATCTTATCCCACGTTGCTTTCTTTATCACCTCAGTGATAATATTTGTTAGAGCTACTAACAGACCAATTATTGTTAGTAAAGTTGTTATTTCCATTATCCCTTCGCCTCCTCATCATCATTATCGTCTACGTATTCGCTCATTTTCTTTCTGACTACTTTTTCAAATAGACCTAAACTTTTGATACCAGCATCTCTTAAGTTTTCAATTATAGATAATGCATCTCTCAAAAACATCAATGTAAATACAACCTGTGTAAACCAAATAGCAACTTGAGATACTATTGTTAGCCGATATGCAAAACCACATATAATTAGCATAACACCGAAGACAATTAGTTTATCAATTGTACCCTTAAAAAACAATTGGCTACTTATCTTACATGAAGCGATAGACTTTCTCCAACCACCAGCCTGCTTTTTAATAGCATATAGCTTAGTAATTAGATCTAGTGCCATCATACCTAGCACAGCTAATGTACCATATAGGTATTGTTCTTCTGGAAAAAAGAAACGGTACAAAAGTGCTCCAATAGCCGACAATGCGACTAGTATATGATTTTCAAATAACTTAGAAATGTAAGAGCCTATACCATTGGAATCCATCGACACCACTCCTCCACTTTTGATTTGAGAGTCTGTTCATTCTTCCCCCGTTCTATCTACAAGAGTAATATACTCTTCATAAGGGTTACTAGTGACGGTTATTTCATTTGAGTGCCCGTAGACGGATATCAAACACTCGCCGTCATACATTGGTACGAAGTCAAATTCTGTGCCATACGTTATAAACTCTGTAGCAAAGTAATCCTTCCTTACAATAATTCTGTAGCACTCGTAATCTCCATCTATGCTGAGATGTATTGTAGTTCCTGTGTCAGTTATAGTGACTTTTGGTATATCATGATATGGAAACTGTCTGTTTATTGGTATGACCATGAAACTAGTTTCAGCATATTTTGGTGTATAAAAACCATAAGCGCCAAGGCGCGGAAATGATTTAATACCAAAGTTTTCAACTGCACGATGCGTTATGCGCCGCGGCTCTTCTTTGAATGTTAAATTTGTAAAGTCTCCAAGGTATGGCTTAGCACTTTTATTACCGAGCCGTTGTGATTCTTGATAGTACTTTATAAAGGTATTATTTGGTTCATGGCCACAAAACGTTTTATCACCATCATTGTGCGTCATTGATACTTCAAACGTCAGTTCCACTGGCCTCTACCCCCCTTGATAGGAAAGCCTTTTACATCATGGATTTTTTTGCACTTAATACAAGCTATGCAGTCCTTAGTAGTTTCAAAATAAAACTCTTGACCACATGTGCACTGCAAGGTACCATGTTTCATTATAGGTTCGGTATTAGTACAGGATAAACTTTTAGTCATTTTCTACACCCCCTCCCCGAATTGAATTGAGAATGACACATCTATGACATACTGGTCGGTCTTATACACTCCATCCACAGTATAGTCTGCAGTAATCACATCATCCAAAGCAGGTGGTGTGTCGAAAGTTATTTGGGTAAATGGTAAACCCATGTATGTGGTGATGTATGGTGAGTTCCAGTGTGTCACTGCCATAACAGTGCCATCGGGTGTGAGTGCTACTCCATGCCCATCGCCCCTTGGTAAGGACGTAGGATTAGGTCTCTTGACCCATTCCCCGTCAATCCATTCATACATGGTGAAGTATGGTGAGCCATCATGTGCAACTGCCATAACAGTACCGTCAGATGTGAGTGCTACTCCTCGCCCAGTATCCGTCGGTAAGGATGCAGGGTTAGGTCTCTTTACCCATGCTCCGTCAATCCAGTCATATGTAGTGATGTATGGCGAGTCCCAATGTGCCACTGCCATAACAGTGCCATCATGTGAGAGTGCTACTCCGGTACCAGTGCGCGCTGGTAAAGATGCAGGGTCAGGTCTCTTGACCCATGCTTCTCCATCCCAGTCATATGTTGTGATGTATGGTGAGCGATCATGTGCAACCGCCATAACAGTACCGTTAGGTGTGAGTGCTACTCCGCTGGCGTTACCTGTCAGCAAGGATGCAGGGTCAGGTCTCTTGACCCATTCCGTTCCATCCCAGTTATATATTGTGATGCATGGTGAGCCACTGGAGCCACTGTGAGCCACTGCCATAACAGTACCGTCAGACGTGAGTGCTACTCCGCTGGCGTTACCTATCGGCAAGGATGCAGGGTCAGGTCTCTTGACCCATGCTTCTCCATCCCAGTCATATGTTGTGATGTATGGTGAGCGATCATGTGCAACTGCCATAACAGTACCGTCAGATGTGAGTGCTACTCCTCGCCCAGTACCCGTCGGTAAGGATGCAGGATCAGGTCTCTTCACCCACACCCCGTCAACCCTGTCATACGTGGCGACATATGGTGAGGTAATATGAGCCACTGCCATAACAGTGCCATCGGGTGTAAGTGCTACTCCTTGCCCATTGCCTGCCGGCAAGGATGCAGGGTTGGCAATTCTGGAATTGCTTTCTTGGTATTTTATATTTGTAATATAATCTGAGACAACCACACCGTTCTTTTTAATAGCTAAACTGCTTTGTCTAATATTGGCGGACGGTAGCATAAAACTTTTATTAACCCCATCGCCACTTCCAATATGGACACCCGTGTAAGGTTGACCTGAAAATATATCGGGTGCAGGTAATTTTAGACTAAATAGATCCGTAAAGTTTAAATATTTAACATGACCATTTCCAGATGTAATTCCAAACCTTGACGTATTTGTTCTTCTTTTTCTATTTGGGATATCTGGAGTCCATGTAACTACAGCGGATGTTCCCAAATTTGAATATGGATTTTCAATTGTACTTAACCCAAAAGAACCACGTGGGGCATTACCTCCAGTTAAATAGTTGATTAATTGATTGTTATTGGGCATACCAATCAACTTTAACTCTGAAAGGTTATTTATAAATGTTATAAACACGGTTGCATAAATAGTTACAACATCTGTATCCTTTTTGGTAATCGAGATTGCATTACCCTCACTATCCTTAAGCATTGCATGTGTAACTAGACTCGAAACATCACTGTCAAAAGCTATACCAACTTCACTAATCTTAAAGCCTACAAACTCTTCTGGGTTCAGAACAATTTTTCGTTTCCAACTCGATACTGGAAGGGCTTTAATAGTCTCTTCTGTCACTGCTCGCTTCGTTCCTAGATGACTAAACAAGCCAGTTCCCTCTGGTATTGGTGTTCCAGTCCCTGTACCAAAATGAATATATTCGAAATACGAAAGACCCTCACACAACCTTGTCCACATCTGGTTAAGGATAATGTTGTACCCAACAAATTCTCGATGTTCTCCTGTTTCGATGTTGTCGATATGCACATCAAACCTATTATGAATATTTACTTTTTGTTCTACATTCATTACCTTACACCTCCTATACTTGGTTACCACCCTTACAGTGGGTTATGTCCAACTTTAGTTACTACAAAACTAATATCCATTATACTTGTTTTAAGGTTCTCTCCACCATCATATGCGTTAATATGGTGTACTTGCTGAACATTGAACACCATATCCGTTACTGCCACTTCAAGATTCTCTTCAGTGAACCCAATCGGTGGAACACCCTCTATGGTCAAGTTGATACTATTACCATAGTCATACAGACATGTACTTGAGATTCTGAAGGCTAAGTAGTACGAACCTACCATATTGTATGTTAAAATAACATCCTGATTAAAGGGCATTTCCTCTACTGTCTTTATCGTTAGTACATTACCAGCTTCTTCTACGGTTTCTATCGTAAATGGCTGATCTAATGTGTTCTTCAGTACCAAGGAAGCTTTCAAGTTGTCTAGCTCACATTCTAGTTCATAGTTGAATATTACTTGAATTGTCTTCTTATCTAAGAAGCTAAGTCTCTCTGTACCTACTATTTCTGGTACGACATCAGCGGGGCATACGTAGAACCTTTCAATTGCGATGGACGATTCTATGCGCTCATCATCACTATACGTATCATGGTATGTTATCGGTGTTACTTCAAACATAATATCCGTGATACTTGTATCAATACGTTCTACTGGTGATGCCATACCGCCCCAGTTCCTATGCGTTATAAAAGAATGCGTTGTACCAGTACTATCTAGGATATTTATACCAACTCTATAGTCATTAGTTCTGAAGCCATTTATATCTACTGCTGTACCGGAAAAAATTGCTAAAGGTCTTTCATCTTCCCAAGCCATACTACCTATTGTTTGTTCGGCATAAGTTCTGTAGTAAGGTACCCCATTCTTAATGTATAATACTATCATACCCTGGTCTTGTCCAATATCTATAGAGTTTTTCCAACCACGCACCATAGCTACCTTACTTACATCTGTAGCTAGAACCAGTGGGTCCTCTTGTGCATACAAACGTCTAACATTAAGAGAACCTGTCGGAGTTACCCATCCTACCCAAGGATCGTCATCCGTATTAAACGTAAAGGGATACTGATCAGTGATCCAATACCCGTCAAATTCTATTGCTGCATCTATTGCTTCTCCGAGGGTAGCTTCAGCAATCCAGGCAGAGCCCGGTAGTTCTGTGTATGCGCTTTTCTTAATAACACAAATACCATCATCTATGCAAGCTGCATAAATAAAAGATATCTGAGACTCCGATTCTAACTTGCGAACAGTTATATCATATGCTATAGACCCAATGTCCATTACGTTATATGCAATACGACCGCCGTCTATGATATACATTACTCTTCTTGGGTCTATCTTAATTGAACCACTAACGACCTGAGCAGTAACAGTAAAGTTATGGTAACCTTGCTGCTTAATCAAATATGCATGCGGTATTCCAATTGTTCCACGTCCTGCGTTCACATAGAAATACATAGGTGTATATAGCTCTGAGATTTCATTATCTTTAATTCTTATGATTAGTTCCGTTGGTTCCGAGGCGACATAAGAAAGTGTGAATTTACCTGTGAGCTCAGTAGTCTCTGTGACGTACGCTGAAATCAAAGCTACTATATCTTCTTTTTGCGTAACCTCTATAGATGTCTGATTATAGTCAGATAGTAGCCTAGGCAATCTGTCTAGCACTTCTGTCAAGTCAACCTCAGTTAATTTAGGAGGAAACAGAGCGTAGTCAGATATAACTACTGGAGCGGTTGCCTTAAATGTAAAAGTTAAAGACGCGTGGTCTAGAGCTTCGGTTGGAAACTCTATTGAGCATACGCCATTACCTGTGTCAACTATAGGAATGGTGTAGACATGCGTTACACCTGTCTCAGACAATACTTTAAGTTCCGCTATAAGACCCATAGCATACGGGTCAGCATAAGGTGTTGCTACTACGGACAACATCATGTATTCAGGTATAGATTGTAATACTGCTAAATCTATATTTTGAACAGCGTACCCACCAGCCTCAAGCGTTATAGATTCTGTTGTAACAGTGCCGTTCGTTACTTGCCAATTAGCTGCTACTGAGGATAGGATATTAGAACCATATATCATACACCCACCCCCTCCAATATTTCTGCGTTCAGCAACGTCATATCGCACGTCAAGCCGCCTGAGTACTTGTAACTCATTCTTTGTATGATGCCTGTGTAGTTCAAATTATACTTCGCACTAGAAACTACTACTTTGTCTCCAATGTTCAGCAATGGGTTGCCGCGTATTGACAACGATAGTAGCGGTGTGTCATTATTTACGAAAGCGTTTAGGATACTCTTATAGTACTCCGCATATTCAGTTGATTGGATGTATTTATTTGAAATACTTAATTGCTTCGCCGCATCGTCAGATAAAGTGAATTCTGTTAACCCTATAGTCTTTCCATAAACTTTGAGGTCTGCAGCAATGGCTTCAATTGTACATTCTAAAAGCAGCGATATTAACCATTGTGTTGCTGTGAAGTCTTTAAGTGTAACTACATCATTGTTAGATTTAATATCAACCATAGATACTTGCCAAAGAGGCCCCGCACTGAATGCTATATTATTTATCTCATTCATGCCTTGTGTCAGTGTTAAGCCGTTTAGTTCTACTAGTGTAGTTACCGCTGAAATCTGCGGAACGCTGTATGTTAACTCTACTCCGTCATAAGCTCGTATAATAGACTGTTTTACGGAAACAGTTTTAATTTGATCAGCATCTGTTAAAGTAGCCCTAACAGGTTTAGCTCTTGTAAAAGCGCCTATGATAGGGGTTCCGTTCTTGGTACTTGTTACGTAACCAAGAGCCGCGGCGCTTAATTCCTGTAAAAAGTCTTTTACAGTGCCACTCACAAATGCGAAAGGTACTTTACCTACAAGGGATTCATCAACAGTAACACTTATTCCAAGTAAGTTGAAAAAGTCTGTCATAAAATCATAATAAGTGGTGTTACGTGTAATAGGATAATTCGGCATAGGACTGTTAAATATATTGTGCCACGCATCATTCGCCACAACGTCCACATAAGTACCAGTAACCTGCGCATCCCAACCGGTAACGTAATATTTACCCAACTGTACCCATTCTACTTCTTCATCGTCATAGACTGGTTTAATAAACAACTCAACAGGTACTCCAGCTTTTATTTTGCCAAAGTAAGGACTTGACGCATTAGTTGGGCTAAATATACCATTATCATTGAAAAGCCTGAAGGAGAGCTCATTAGAAGAAATTGATCCGAAAGGATTGGATGATTCTGCAGAGCCCTCTTCAAGCCAGTCAGCGTCTATTAAGTAATCTGATTTTGAGACGCTTAAAGGAGTAGAGGTGAAGTAAATATCAAGTCTTACATCAAGATACCTACTATCATTATTAAAATCTGTATCTGTTGCGACTCGTGACATTACTTACACCTCCTTACTTTTCTATCAGATTGAAGGTAACATTTCTCCATACCCAATTAGTAGTTCTACCAGCTCTATGCAATTCTGTTGGTATAGAACCTACATATACTGTAGCAGTTTTAGGGACACCGTTTTCTAGATACTCTAGAGGGAAGAACAAAGTTGTTGAGTCCCAAATAGCCTCAAGAATAGTGTCTAAATCCTCACCGCTAATTGCATCGTACGTAAAGTAGAACTTACGCTTCTTTGCAATTAAATCACCAACCATGGTAGCGTCTGCTAGACGCTCCATGTTGGTAACATTGAACCGCTCAATCTTAAATTTAGAAGGGTTTTTAATTGCTATACCATTAACAGTGAAGTTTGCCATCTTATCCCCTCCTTGCTTTTTCTTCTAGCTGTATTATATCTAGCTTACGGCTTAGTTCTTTTAGCCCTCTCTCATCAGCAATCAACGTACCAACATATAGTGGTTGAAGTTGAGATTGCTGTCCTACCGATATGTTAGCTATGAGGGGCATTAAAGCTGATGAAACCCCATTAGCTACTGCATCTACAAATGGCTTCATGGCCGATTCATTTTCCAATGGTATAATTGCTTCAGCTTTATTTCCTTCTGCAAATCTAGCTATGTGTTCTCTGTTGAATACACCACCAAGAGCATGCCCCATAGTTACCGTACCAGTTGATCCGCCTGTAGTAGCATACGAAATGTCAGTATTTTGAGCTTTGCTATTCAGACCAAAGAAATCTTTAAGCTTATTTATTGCACTGTTTATCCAGTCAAAGAACTTACCAAATACATTATTCCACATATCAGAAAGCCAGTTCTTAAATGCCTGGTAAATATTGCTTATGCCAGATTTAACACTGTCATACATATCTGTTATCTTAGTACGTATTGTGTCATACATGCCACTAAAGAATTCAGTAACCGACGACCATGCCCCCTTAAGCTTTTCTTTGATAGTGTCCCATATCTTTTGGAAGAGCTCTTTAATAGAGTTCCAGGCACCACTAAGCTTTTCTTTGATAGTGTCCCATATATTTTGGAAGAACTCTTTGACGGACGCCCACGCACCACTAAGCTTTTCTTTGATAGTGTCCCATATCTTTTGGAAGAGCTCTTTAATAGAGTTCCAGGCACCACTAAGCT